CCAGGGTGAAGGCTGTGTTGCTCCCGTTGATCGCGCCCGACGGGATCTCGGCGTCGACGTTGTTCCCGACGGTGGTGGTCCGGTAGTCGGCGTAGAACCAGTCGCCGGTCTGAAGGGGAGCGACCATCGTGATCGTTGCGGTGGCGAGAGAGTAGTCCGTCGTCGGGCGAAGCCTCACACCGTTTGCGTACAGGCGCAGGCTGGTGCTCGGTGAGGGAGTAGAACCCAGCGTGTAGGTGACGTTCGATCCATTGATGAGCCCGGAGGGAATCTCAGCGTCGACCCAGACGCTCGACCCGCCACCGCCGCCGGCCGGCGTGGCCCAGGTGTTGTTGTAGCTCCAGAACTGCCCACTCGTCCCCGTGGTGGAGAGCGCCGTCGCGGTGCTGGCGTTGCCGATGAAGCCGCCCGTGGCAGCGATGCTGGACGGCGTGCTGATCCCTGTGCCTGCGAGGCTGGTGAGGTAGTCGTTCGTGCCGGGCCCGAGTCGAAGTCTGGCGCCGGCGGTTGTGAAGCTAAGCCCGTCTGAGCCCGACGCAGTGCTCATCGTGACCGTTTTGGTGGCCTTGGTGTAGGTGAACCCCGCGTCGCCGCCGAAGGCGCCCAAGTCGTTGAACTGGACGTAGGTGTTGGAGCCGCCAGCGTAGGCAGGGGCCCACGGGGCGTCCCGTCCACCTGCGGCATAGACGCTGGACACCCACGCGGCCGACCTCGTCGTGTTGTGGATACGGATGTTGTCGAGTCGTGAGTTGATGAAGTTTAGCCCGCTGGCCCCTCCGAACCACAGCCCGTGAGTGATGTACCCCCGGCTTACGGATGTTGACGTCCAAGAGAAAGAGGTGGGTACGCCGTCGATGTAGACCACCAGTGTCGTGGACGGGTAGTTGTACGCCAGGGCGATGTGGTGCCAACCCAACGTCGTGATCAAGAAGGACGTGCTGACCCCGGAGCCGAGGCCCCATGTGCTCATGACGTTGACCGATCTCGCCGTAAGTCCCACATTGGGCGGGAGCGTCACAAACATGTCGAGATAACCCTGTACGTCGCCAGCCTGGAGTACGGCGGAATTGGAGGCTGTGAAGTCTGGAACGTAGACCCAGAAATCAACCGTCCACTGCCCGCCCGTTGCGACGTGAAAGGCGTTGGCGATCGGGCCGTTGTACAGATAAGCCATGTAGCCCGTGGGGACGGCGGTGCCATAGACGATCTTTGTGGCTCCACCGACCACCCCATCGGCCAGCGTGTTGTAGGTCGGGTTGAGTGTCATGCTCGATACGTTCCCGATACTGTCAGACACATAGGACGAGTCAGCCGTGATCGCCGCGATGGTGTTGGCGTCTGTCCAGGGTGGGAGGGTCTGCGCGTCCGCAGAGAGCACCCCGGCAGTTATCGTCAGGCGAGACCCGACCTTGATACCACCGAGCACAGAAGCGCTGGCGATTGGGAGAGTGTAGGCCCCGCCACCGCCGCCGGTGCAACTCACCCAGGCCGAAGAGATGCAACAGTAGGTGACCGACGGGTTGGTGTCGCTCAGCCAGACCCGCGGGCCGACGCAGGCACCGCTGGGGGCGGAGTTCGCGACGTAGACGGGGTAGCCCTGCTGCGCGCCGGCCGCGCCCGCCAGAGCGAGCGCCAGGAGCCCTACCGCGAGGCGATTCCGATGACCAGCCATTCGTAGCCTCCAAGGGAATCCGAGACGCAGATCTGGACCGTGGTGGGGGCCCCGGGGTCCTTCACGCGGACCACGGCCCCTCCCTGAGTCGCGTCGGCCACTGGGCGGCTTGCTGTGGAGTAGACCGGGACTACGCCAAGACGCTCGGTGACGTCCCTCATGAAGGGGTTGAGAACCGAGAGGAAATGATCTTGAACGCGGCTCAGGTTCGCGTCGTTGACCGCGACCTTGGCGAGCGTCTTGACTGGGCGAGCCATCCGCTCAGATCTCCTCCACCGTCATCTGCATGCTGTAGTAGTACACGGCCGTGTTGGTGTCCCCCGCTTGGCACTCCAGAGAGTAGACGCGGCTCCCGCCACCGACAGTCCCGTCACGGAAGCTGAGCGAAGGCCAGGACACCGCGGCGCCTACAGTGTCGATAACCATCCGAAACGCGGCCAGCAGTTGCGTCCCGACCTTGAAACGGAAGACCACGATGTCCGTAGTGGTGAGGTTGATCGCAGAAAACAGGCTGCCCGCCGCGCCGGTCGGATGAAACTCCACCAGCACAGAGCGGTCTCCCTGAGCGGTGATCGCTCCGCAGGTCACCACGGTCGTGTTCGCGGTCCCCGTCTGATAGGCCGACCCACTGGTGCCGCCGCTGATCGCTTTGGCGTTCACGGCGAGCTTCGGCTTGGTCACGTTCAGGTCGGCGACCTTCACCGTGGTGACGTTCGCGTCAGCGATCTTCGCGGTGGTGACACCGGAAGCCTTGATCGAAAGAACCCCGGCGGTCTGCTGGAGCGACGAGTTGTCGGTGATGTTCCCCGAGGCGACGATCGCGCCAGCGGCGCTCAGGGTGAGGATGGAGAGCGCAGCCGGCAGCGCTGAAGGAAGCGTCAGGCTGTAATCGGCCGCGAGCCCGCTCGGAGCGCTGATCAGGACCGCCTTGCCACTGGCGACTGGGTCCGCGATCGAGAGCGGCCCGCCGAGCAGTGGGCCCCGCTGGTTGGTGGCCTGGTTGAAGGTGAAGCTTCCTGCGCCAGGAGTGAAGACGAGTGAGGCGGTGCCAGACGGAAAGCCGGTGATGTTGCCCGGCGCGCCAGCCACGCCAGTGCCGCTGGTGATCTGGACCACGCCTCCGGTGCCGTTCTTGTAGTAGAGGTCGACGCCGCTCCTGTAGATGAAGCCGACGTCGGCCGGCGCCGAGCCCAGGCTCGACAGCCCAAGCCCGCGGACGTTGAGCGGCGCGAAGCCGTTGAAGGCGAAGTCCGCGACGACGTTGATGCCCAGCGACGAGACCGGCACACCCTTGCCGGCGCTGTGGTCGTGCGAGTCGAGAGCGGTGAAGGCGGCGTTCTGAAGCTCCATCCAGGAATAGCCCGGAAGCTCCACGCCGAGAGCGCCCGTGACGCCCGGCACGGGCAAGCCGAGGTTCATGTTGGGCGTGTAGGTCGGCGTGGTCACAGGCTACTCCTTCGTGGCGAGCTTGAGGGCCGACGTCGAGTCTTCGGCCTTCGCTTCGATGAACTCGGGAAGCGCGTTGAGCATCTCCACGCCTCGCGCCACCTCGGCGTAGGGCCGGTTGAAGAGGTAGCTGAGAAGCGCATCGCGCGTCTCGTGGCTGATGAGGTACTGCTTCTGCAGGTCGCCCATGCTCACGCCCAGGGGCCGAAGGGGCCGCCAGTGAAGGGGCCGCCAAGGCCCTCGGTTTCCGTCATCGTCACTTCCGCCGCCTCGCCGATATCCCGGTTCGCGGCTTCCTTCTCGACGCGCGCCAGGAGCGCGCTCTTCCGGGCCATGAGCAGCGAGACGTCGCGCTCCTGCTTCGCGACGCACTTCATCGCCGCGTCGACCACGACGTACTCCAGCCAGCCGGAGAAGTCCTTGGCGACCGAGGCGTCGCTGGCCAGCGGAGCGAGCTTCGGCGCGTACCAGAGTCTGAAGTTGATCGAGGCCACCGGGATCGGCCAGAACATGACCCCGTCGCCGAGGAGCCTGTAGCGGGGCCACTGGTAGCCCGGCATGATGATCTGGTTCAGCGGGTTGAAGCGGTTCTTCTCGCGAAGGTTGAAGCGCTTCAGTGAGACCCAGGAGTAGGGGTTGCTGCCGGCGAGGTTCGCTTCCAGCATGACCCCCTTGTAGAAGGCCGGCGCGGCCGAGTAGAGCGCGCCGTCGGGGAGCGGGTAGACGCTGGTCACACCGTCGCCGGGGAAGGTTGCGCTCACGGTGAAGTAGTCGTCCCCGAAGGAGGAGACGAGGAGCGCGTAGAGTTCGAGGTATGCGGTGTTGATGTAGCCGTTGATCTCGGTGTCGGAAACGTGAGGGTCGCCTTCGGTGTCGCTCTCCTGACGGACAGAGGTCCGAAGGTCGAGTAGGGTCTGCGTGCCGCCAGCGCTTGCCGTCATCCGAAGCCCCGAGGTGAAGAAGGCGGGGCGCCCGAAGGCGCCCCGCCGGGTGAACTACTTCGCGAAGGGCAGAGGAGCGGGCTCCTCCATCTCGTCGGTACCGCCCTCGGTGTGAGGCTGCGAGTCGACGATCAGGAAGAAGGACTTGAGAGCCTTCGCGAGGCGCTCCGCCTTGCTCTTGCTGTCCGTCCCGCCGGCCCCGCCGTTGATGCACTCCAGGACCTCGTAGGCTGCGAGCTTCTCCTCGGGGGAGACGCTGGTGTCCTCTCCCTCGTCGGGTTCCTTGTCGTCCGCCTCGCCGGGGAAGCCGCCTTCGGCGAGCCCCGGAGCCCTGTCGCCTGGCTTCTTGCCGGCCCGCATGGCCGCGAAGAAGAGGCCGCTCTTGTCGCTCATGGTGGCCCCCTTCCTACGGCGCGCTGCTGTCCGAGAACATGAACTGGATCGCGACCGTGCAGGACACGACCTCGGCCGCGCCGGTGGCGACGACCGCCTCGAACCACACGTCGATGAGGCCCGTGGTCGAGGTGTTCTCGTTGACGACCACCGCGATCGGGCAGCCCGGTGCGGTGTCCGCGGTGGCACTGAAGACGTTCACCACCATGCCCTGGAACTCGCGGTAGACGTCCGGGTACACCACGCTGTCTCGGAGCAGACCGAGAGCGAAGCGGTACTTGCCGGCCGCGACCCGGGTGATCGAAGCGATGCCCCAGGACTTCGAGACGTTGAGGGTGGGAACGCCGCTCCCGTCTGTCGTGAAGACGCAGTTGACGATCTTCACGTCCTTCTGACCGGTGTACACCCGGTTCGCCATCATCCTGTTCGCCATGTCGTGCTCCTTCTGCTTGTAGCCGCTCAGGCCTTCGCCCGCCGGCTCGCGTAGTGCGTGGAGGCCCGTTGCAGCCAGACCTTGAACTCTTCCTGTGTGCGGCTACCCTTGGCGGAATTGCAGCTATAGCAGCAGGAGACGGTGTTCTCGGTCGTGTAGTGCTTCCGGTTGTCCGCCCGATCGATCCCGTTCCGTCCTTCCGGCCAGTTGGCCGGCGCGCCGCAGTAGTGGCACGGAGCCGTGATCAGCTTGAAGGCCTCTTCCGGCTCAAGGGACCACTTCTTGCCCCTCTTCATCGCCTTGGAGCGGATCTCGCTGACGATGTTCACAGCGAGGAAACCCCTGTGCCCGGGTCTTGAATCCGGTGTGTCGTCGACGAAGGAGAGCGGTGTACGGTGCGACATGCTCTGCGCTGCTCGCCACTTCTTGCCGAAGACGAGACGCTTGAACGTGCCTGACCGCTTGAGCTTGACCGAGTGCGTGTGACAGAGGAACGGGCCATCGCTGCTCCTACCGCCAGCGACAGCCTGTTCTCCGCAGCCCTTGACCGAGCAAACGTTCTGCTCGGCGAGGAGCCCTCGTTCTCGAAGCGTCTGCAAGGAACCCTGCCGTCGGAGACGGTAGTAGTGATTGATGCAGAGTTCCTTGCAGTAGTGCTTCGCACCGCAGCCCTCGACTTTGCAGATCTTGGTCGCCATGCCTCCGGTATAGCATCAAACCGGAGACTGCACAACCGTGTTTCTAGATCTGAGTTTTAACGACGGCATTATGACCTGGCGCGTTGCAGGCCAGGATGGCGTAGCTGCCGATCCGGATCTCGATCGCGTCGGCGTTGTAGACGCGAAGCTCGGTCATCCCGTCCAACTCGGAGAGGATGTGCGGGCAGGCCTTCATCGAACCGAGCGTCCAGCTATCCGGGTCGATCAGGTACACCCGCTGCGAGGGGGAGTTGCGGTCGGCGAAGAGGTTGATCTCCGCGTCGGCGCCGTGGACACGGATGCCCTGGAAGCCGATGCCGGGGACCTCGTCGTGCTCGTAGGAGACGTAGTTGACCTTCGAGCCGAGCGCCTTCTCCAGCGCCGCGAAGGTGAAGTGGTTGGTCAGGGCCAGTTCAGGCGTCCCGTCCTCGCGGGCGGCCAGCGCGGCGGCGTCGATGAGAGCCTCCTCGATGGTCTGCTGCGAGCCGTCCCACCGGATGCCGGCGAGACGCGAGGAGTCGAAGGAACGGTCGACGCCGTTGAAGTTGTCACCGGCCGTCGGAGCGGTGGTGGGCAGCCAGTCGGCGAGCCCGTTCAGGCGCAGCGAGGAGCCGCCGCCGGTCGCGTTGTCGCCGTTGACGCGGAGGAAGAGCACCGCGTTGGTCCAGGAAGCCGGAGCGGTGATCGCGCCGCCCTGCGAGGTGGAGAAGCCGATCGTGCCCTTGGCCCGATCGACCGCCACCACGTAGCCGACGGTGCCGAGACGCGCGCCGCCGTCCGTCAGCGAAGCCTCGATCACCTGCCCGACCTCGAACTGGGTGATCGCCATCATGTCGGAGAGGGTCACGGTGCCGGCGCCGATGCCGGCCGCGGTGGTCGCGCCGAGCGTACCGGTGTAGGACCGGTAGAGCCCGCCCGAGAGCCGGTTCTCCGCGGTGCGGAGAGCGCCGTTCATCTCGTTCTGGACCGCCTTCAGGAAGGCGCCCGCGTCATTGCGGGAGGCGAGGTTGACGAGGTTGGTGATCGTCGCCAGGGCGTAGTCCTGGGTCCAGTTCATGATGAAGCGCTTGGTCTGCGAGGCGGTCTGGTTGGTCTGCGCCTGGAGGAAGGTCGCCGACGCGCCCTGCGGGTTGCCGTAGACCACCGGCACCGGCACGACGAGGCCGCTCCAGTCCTCCTCCTTGTGGATCATCGCGAGCCACTTGTTGCGCTTGTAGACGAGGTTCTTGACCTGCTGGGGGCCGTAGTACTCCTTCATGATCGCCTGGAGGGCGGTCAGGTTCGAGTACGACGAACCGTCGTTTGCCGTGTACGAGCCATAGCTGGTGGGCATGTGCTGCTCCTGTGTGGGCCGGCGAAGCCGGCCAGTGTCGTGGACCGAAAGGTGATGCTCGCTCTGTTGATCCGGTCGCTTCGACTACAGGTGCTCGTACTGCTGCCGGGCTTCAAGAGGCGCACCGGCGGCCTTCATGCTCTACCCGCTCAGGCCCCCAGGACCCCCTGAAAGGCCTGCTTGACCTTCTCGACGAAGCCGGGCTTCGGCTTGCCCTGCATCGCGATCGCCTTGCGACGCTCGGCCTCGCCGGCCCGCGCGAAGGTGCGAACGTCTTGGAGGACCTTGAAGCGCTCCGGCTTGTTGAGGATCTCCATCCCCTTCCAGGTGGTGGTCGTCCCGTCGAGGAGCTCCTCGCGAGTGGAGACCTCCCAGCAGAGGGAGAGCCCCTGCTCGAAGGCGAACTTGCGAGCGGCCTTCCTGTCGATGACGAGGTGCCTCTCGCCACGGGCTTCGCGGCGACGGATGCTCGCCTTCTTCCGGGCGGTCACCTGCGCCCCCAGGAGGCCTCGATCATCTTCGTGACGCGAGCCCGGCGCTCGGACTCGGTCTCGTGGGACGGCGCAGCGGCGGCCACCGCGGCGGCCGGCGGCGCGCCGCGGTTGGTCAGGGTCCGGTTGGCCGGCACCTGCGGGAGGGGCGGCGGGGTCGGAGCGAAGCGCCGCTGGAGCTTCTTCGAGGCGGCGATGACCTTCTCGGCCTCCTCGACGAGGTCCTTCTCGACCGAGTCGGCTGCGTCCTTGTCGGAGAGCCGCTGCCCGGTCTTCTGGTAGTGCTCCTCGATCCGGTTGTAGATCATCTCCATCGCGTTCTCGCCGGCCAGGCCGATCATCTCGTAGTTGTCGGGCTCGGCCTTGACGAAGGCCTTCAACTCCCCCTTGAACTCGGTGACGGCGCTCTCCTCGGCGGCCTTCCGGGCGGCAGCCTGCGCTTCCTGGGTGGCCCGCTGGTCGGCCTCACGCTGCGCCTGGGCGCTCCGCTGGTCCTCCTGCCTCGCCTGAGCCAGGGCCTGGATCTGCGCCTGCTGGCGGGCAAGCTGGGCCGCCTGCTGCTCCTCGGCGCTCCAGCCCCCCTGGGCGACGTAGCGGGTCACCGAGTCGTAGTCGTACCCGTGCTCCTGGAGGAGAAGCATCGGGTTCTGCCGGTACTGGGCCTGCTTCTCCTGCCACTCGCGCTGCGCCTGGACGATGGCGGCCCGGTCTGCGGCTGCCGCGGCCCGCTCGGCCTTCGCCGCGGTGGCTTGCTCCCTGATCGACTTCTCCTTCTGCGAGAGAGCCGCCAGGCGCCAGGATTCGACCTCCTTGACGGGCTCCGGGGCCTTCTCCTCGACGACGGGCGGAGGCGGCTCGACGGCCGGCGCGACGTTCGAGCCGAACTTCACGGTGGACTGCGAGGGGGTGGCCGCGTTGGCGGCGGTGCCCCCGGGCGACGAAGGGGTGCCGACGGGTGTGAACGTTCCCTGGACTGGCATGGGGTTTCTCCTGTTCTACGGTTTAATCTCTACGCCTGCGCCGGCACCATGCCGGCTGGAGGCAACAGCGACGAAGTTGGAGGTGGCTCCGGAACGCCCATGCCGGGCTGCATGGCGCCAGCCGGCGCGCCCGCGGGGGCGCCCGGCGCCGGAAGCGGGGGCTGCATCGATTCGGCGGCCTTGGCCTTCAGGTACTGGACCTGCTGGATCCAGGAGCGAAGCATGTCGAGCTTCTCGTCCTCCATGTCGTTCGCCGCACCGAGAGCGAACTCCTGAAGGGCGAGCTTCTCCGCCATCGCGAGGTTCATGAACGGGTCAGGTGGTATGCAGTCGCCGTCTTCGATGATCCCGTCGAGGACCTTCATGATCCAGTCCTCGGCCGCGCCGAGGAGCGTCTCCACCTGCGAGAGGTCCGGGAAGTCGAGGAGCTTGCGGCTCGTCTCCTGGTCGATGAAGCCGGCCTTGGTGAGGTCGTTCACCGTCGCCAGGCGCCCGGCCGGAGTGTTGGGCAGGTTCGAGGTGGGGTAGCACTTGAGGCTGTACTCGTCCTCGTCGAGCTTGACCTGCTTCCAGTCGATGGTACGGAGGAACTTCCGGCCCGGCAGCGACGAGGCGCCCACCGGAGCGGTGAGCTTGTAGCTCCTCTCCTCCTCGAAGATATCCCGCACCACGTCGATGACGAGCGAGATCGTGTCCAGGTGGTAGCGCTCGTAGACCTTCCCGACGTTCTGGAAGCCCTCGGCTTCGATATCGTGGTAGGTCCGCTGCGCCTCGCCACTGTCCAGGCCGGCCGGCTTCTCGCCGGTGGCGCTCATGGCGGAGAGGCGAGCGATCTCGAAGCCACGGGCCTTGATCTGCTCGAAGTGCTGGAAGTACTGAGCGTTGAGGGCCGGCGGGGCGAGGTACTGCGGCATCTGCGCGCCCTTCGGGATGTGGAGGATCGTCCCGACCCGGTCGTTGAAGTGCTGGTCCGGCACCGTCCCGTTCTCGACGACGATCTTGAAGGCGGCCATCATCCGGAAGGCCCGCTGCATCATGAGCAGCAGGTGGTTCATCTCGACCTGCGTGCCGATCAACTCCTCGGCCAGGCCGCCACCGTGCCACCCGTGGACGCGCGTCTTCCAGGAGAACCTGGAGAAGGGGAAGCGGAGCTTCTCGTACTTCTCCTCGAAGAGAACGCCCGTGTCGACGGTGATGCAGTGCCGCCCGTCGCCGGCTTCGGCCGAAGAGGGAAGGCGCCAGGACTCGACCACGACCACGGTGTCGGCGACGAAGTTGGCGGAGGCCGAGCCCTGGAGCTTGGTGCCTGAGCCGGCGCCCTTGATCATCTCGATGATCTCGGGGATCTCCTTGCCGGCCTCGGTGTAGCCGAAGGACTCGACGAGGCGCTCTCTGTCCATGAGCTTGGCGCGGTGCATCTGCGTCGGCGCACCGTAGAAGCCGTCGACCTCGTCGACGAAGATCTCGCTCGCCAGGCAGCGCTCGATCGCGACACGCTTGGTGTTGGGGTCCTTGTAGACGTGGGTGATCCCGTCTCCGCTGATGCAGCCATCGCGGAAGATGATCGGGGCCATCTCGTCGAACTTGGTCTCGTAGAAGATCCCGTCGGCGAACTGGGAGAGCTTCTTCGCGCGACGCTGGAGGCGGTAGTTCCCGCCCTGGGTGAGGAAGAGCGGGCGCACCACGGTCTTCGTGATCTTCGAGACCAGGGCGTCGATGACGATCGCGATGATGTTGTAGGTGAGCCGGCCGAGGAGCGAAGGGTGGATCACCTGGAGCCGCTCGGTGGCGACGCCGGAGCCGGGCGTGGTGCCACCGTAGAGCCGGATGCAGATCTGCCGCTGAAGCTCCAGGCCGCTCTGGATCTTCTGGATGTGGTCGACGACGCCCTTCACTGCCTGGCCCATCTGGTCGACAGGAAGCGTCCACCAGCGGCTCTGCGGGAAGGGGGAGCCGCTCTTGTTCTTCTTCAACTTCGCGGCCCGTTCACGCTCGGTCTTCTCCGAGGTGAGTTCGATCGTGCCGGTACCGAGCTTCTTCCCCTTGGTCGCCATCGGCTACTCCCCTCGCATCTCTTTGAGCTTCTTCATCACTTCGTCCTGGCTCATGTACTGCGGCGCCGACGCGAAGAGCAGTTCTTCCGGCGAGTTCCCCTGGCCCAAAGCCTGCGCCAGTGCCTTCATATCCTCCCGCACAGGTCCGGCGGACACCGGCGCGGGGAGGCTGAACTCGAAGCCGTCCGCCTTGCAGGAGGTGACCCCGTGCTTCTTGCAGAG